CCGTCACGGTCTTGGAAGCAATCTCCGTGCCGTTCTTTAATAGACGAATAGTGATGGACTCCGGTCTCATGCCGTCCTGGTCGTTGTTGTCTTCCCAGGTCTTGGTTCCGCTTACGTCAACAGCTTCCGGTGTCTTTGTATTCGTTACCTCAAAGCCTGTTTCCGCATTACCGGTAACAGCGCTCGTGTAGCCGTTCCCAACGGCTACTTCTTCAATTGTGTAAACAATCTTCTGGCCGGCCTTGTATTCGTCAAGATCTGTAAATGTACTTGTCCAATTATTAGCCGTTGTTAAAGTTACAGTTTGTCCTGTATCTACTCCATCCGCTAATAACTTAATTGTTACTGATGTTGGACGCTTTCCATCTTGATTATTTGCGTCATCCCATGATTTTGTTACATCAACACTTGTCTTTTCAGCTTTATGTGATACGTATACTCCAGCAGTTTTATTTTCATAAACGTGACCATATAGATTGTTATTTCTATAAGGGAATACATGGTCATCTTTATCTTGGTCTTCATCAGGACTGAAATATTTCATATATGTGTCAGTAGCACATACAACTGCACTTCTTTCAACAATCATAAAGTTAATATCTTTAGCACCTAAAGCTGGAGCAAAACCATATTCTGTTTCACCAGTCTTTAATTCAACCGCAGTTTTAAATCTGCTTTGAGGAACTTTAATAATATGCTCAAATTCAGTTAAAATCGCTTTTGATTTAGTTGTATCCATATCAATAATAGAGTTTAAAAACGTTGATGTAGCAAATAAGATTCTGCTTTCTTCAGGTACTTCATCATCATCAAGTTTTACTTGTGCAACACGTAAAGCAGCAACTGCACTAGCACCATCATTAATATCTTCAGCTTTCTTAGTAACTCCAGTTGTTGAACAGATTTTTGCAAATCTAGCCGCATCAGTTTCAGGAGCAACTTTTGTTCTAATAAATTCACTTCCTAATTTAACTAACGCAACTCCTAATGATTCTTTATTTGTTAATCTATCAATTCTTAACTTTTGAGAACGTTCTTTGTCATACTTAATAGTTTCCCACACTAAAGTTGTGTCCCCTTTAGTATATCCAGTGTTTCTATCAAAGTCCCCTAATCCATCCATATCTAACTTAGCAATTTTAAGTTCTCCATGGTCGCCTTTTTGTACTAATGTTTCATCACCTTCAAGGATTGAAGTAACTGATTCTTTCTTATACACATCATCCAATATAGGTTTATAAACTTCTGTTAATTCAATATTATTCATGTCTTAATCTCCTTTTCATAATTTTTGAGACTATTTCTTATCATCTTTTAATCCAGCTATTGCTCTTAGCTTTGCTATTTCTTCTTCTTTAACACTAGCTCCACCACTTCCACCAGTAGCACCTACTGGAGATGGATTATTGATTGGCTCTTTAGAATGATATAAATAGTCAAAATTCTTTTTGTTTTCTTCTATTGCAGTTTGAATATCTGCGTTTTGATTTTTCGAACTCCTTAAAGTTTCAACATCTAAAGTTGCAATAATAGCTTTTGCGTTTCTTCCACCGCTTGAAATAATTGCTCCATTTAACGCATCTAAAAAATCACGTTCAGCTATTTGTGCTTTGAATTTATTTTCTTTATCTTCAAGCTCTTTAGTTAAATCAGTGACTTGTTTTTGAAGTCCTTCAAAGTCTTTTCCATCAAAAGCTGCAAGCTTAGTCTTTGTTTCACTTAACTGTGATTGAAGTCCTTCAACTTCGGTTTTATGAGTATTTTTTACGTTTTCAATTTTCTTTCCGTATTCACCCATAATTGATTCGATTTTGTCATCTTCTAGTTGTAAACTTTTTAAAAATTCTCTCATCTCTTAATTCCTCCTATCGTTTGTTTTACGTGCCACGAACACGTGAGATTTCTTAAGCTACTAGTCCTATCGTTGCTATGTCACACGATTTGAAACATATAAAAAGACCAGTTTTCCAACTGATCCATTTACCTAATTAATTTTTATTTTTTTAATGCACTTAAATTTATTCTGTTACTTTGATATTTCAATCCCATTTCTTTAGAAAAAAACTTATAATCATTCATAAAACGTGTATGTCTAGCTTTATAAGTGATTATTTTTTCTTTATCTGCATTTCCTTTTTGTAATAAGTCTATCTTGTATCTCAGCAACCTTATATTGTTTTCTAGCTTTCTTTGTTGTTGTGTAGCCTCATACTTAGTAAATTCTTTACCGCCATAAACCCTTGATGTCTTTGGAGTGTTAGCCTCTTCATTCATCTTGTCTAACTCTTCATCAGTGTACATTCGCTTAGAAACACCAGGAATAAAAGCACCATAATGATGATAGCAATTAACACCCATTAATCCCGTTACAGTACCTAAACCGCAAACAGTGACTAATTCTTCTTTGGTATAAACTCTACCTTGCCACACTTGATGTGTTGGTCTAGCGGTTAAATGATAACTAACTTCTGCATATTCAGTATTTAACTTCTTCATATTTTCATTACTGATATGTTCAGTTATTCGATTAACACCGCCTAGTATTGCTCTTCTAACCGCAACTTCTAAACGATTGTGATAACCACTTTCATAATCAATAACTCTAATACCACTATTGACTAACTCATTTACTGTTTTTTC